ACCTGATTTAGTTACCGTTAGCGTGCCGTCGCTTGTAAACGTTAATAGCGTGTAATTTATGCCGCCAACCGTAATGCTTGACGACGTGCCACCTGTTGCGGTGCCATAGTTAGCACCGCCACCGCTAAAAAAAGTAGCAGCGCTAGAACTGGTAAATAAAAGCGTTCCACCCCCATATTGCGCCAACGCTAAACTTGAACCTGTTGTAACTGTTGCCGTGCCGGCTGTAATTGTGCATGTTCCTGCGCCAGCATTGTAAATAAAAACGGACTGGCCAGCACTAAAAATTGAGGCATTAACCGTAATGGTCGTTGCGCCTGCGTTGGTCATTTGCACTCGAGCGCCAGCGTCACCGGCAACCAACGTATGGCTAGCGGTTTTGGCGTTAATCGGTAATTCGGTAATTGCATTAAGTTGCGCGGCAGTCAATACCTGCGATGCAACAAACGGGAATGGTGTAGCCATATTTGTACTTTATCCTAAAACGGGTTGCGGGTCTTGTATGTCTAGTTTTCCGTAAATTGGGTCATTAAGTATGAACTCGTAAACGATCACCGTAGGCGCTGTGTAGTAAGTAACGCGATGCCCGGTCACGAAATCTAGGCGATGCTCGACGCCCTCTACGCTTAATTCTTGGGCTACTTCACCGCCGGCAATCGTGTTGGTTATGGTGATCGTATCCCCAATATCTACTAGGGCTAGGGTTTCCCGTTGGGCTGTAGTGAGCATTAGGTAATCGGTTTGCACCCCGGTAAAAGTGGCGTCGGGTTCCCCAACTAGCAGGTAACTGGCAAGCGTGGCCGCTGCGGCGTCGTTATGTAAAAGGCTATCGGTAATGCTTACCGTTTGGATTAGGTATTTTGTTTGGCTGGCTAAATCGTCTGCCACCTCGGGGCTGGTCGCGCCTAGGTGTTGAACGCTGGCACGGTTTACAATCTGATCTGCGTTATATGTGATGGCTAGCGAGTTGTACGGAATTTGGGTTCCGTCATCGTGGAAATCAGCAACACTACCGCTAAGGGTATTTCCTATTCGAGGGTCACTATTTAGCACGCCTGTACGTGACATAAAAATTCTGCCCTGTTCGGCAGCCTGTATTTGGTCTATGTATGCCTTTACGTTTGTGCCGTTGGCAATGGTATAGGCAGACGCGCCGCCAAGGGTTTGGGTGCCGGTGGAAATGTCACGGCTGGCTAGCGGGTAAGCAACCTCGGGCAGGTCAAGTATTGCCGATAGCCGGGCGCTAGATAATTCCTCTGATACGTTAAATTCAGCCATTGAGGTTTGAGCCAGTAGGTAGAAATCATCGGCGCAATAAACGGTAACGGTGTTATTTCCGCCCAATTCGTAGGCATAGTCATAATTGACAATCTGCCCGGCAAATAATTCTACAAACGTGTTAGCGCTGTTGTAACGCCCAAACGAAACGCGACGCAATGGCGCAAGGGTGAATTGCCCTGCAGGGTCTACAAACGGGCTAGACGTATACAAAGGGTTTAGGGTTCCACCTGCCAAATTATCGTCGAGGGTAAATGACATGGTGCCGGCGCTGAACTGGTCGCCTATTTCACGCCTGCCACGATTAACGGCAATGCTTTTGCTGTATTGCATCATTGGCGCAAATTCGGTAGTACCGTCTAAAACGTATTGCGTGTTATTTAATACGCCTTTAGTTGCGCTATCCAATGTAAACGCATCTAATTGAAAACCTGTATCTATGAATAGTTCATAGTCACCGCTAGCAATAACCGACGTAGCCATTATGCCACCGCGATATTGGCGGGGCCTGCCGCCCTGTTGTATGCACGTATAGCGTTTACGATGGCTTCGCCGGCGGTTGCGTTAGGCACAAGGGTAGACAAGTTAATAGTTATATTTCCGCCACCCATGTTGCCTAATTTGCTTAAAGGTATTACAGCCTCGGGGCCGCCGCCCTCACCGATAAGCGCAAGGGTTGGGCTTGTAACTATGCCGCCCTCTGCCATTGCTGGCACGCCTGACACAACTGGCGCAAACTGGCTTACGCTTTCCGAAAATTGGGCGCTTATACCTTTTAGGTCTGCGATCTTTAAGCCCTTGGCTTTTAGTCGTTTTTGCGCCAAATCAAATGCTGCCTCGACACCTTGCAAATAGGCTTTAGCGTTATCTACACCTGCGCCATACCATTGTTGGGCGGCCTGTTGCCCGATGGTTACCGCTGCATTATTGGCGGCGTCTACTAGCGCGTTGGTTTCGTTAATCGCGCCAACACCACCGGCGATAAGTTCAGCCGCGATAGCCGCGCCGCTTTCCCCGCCAGCGTCTAGCACCGCTTGTAACGCCTCTTGACTTAGCCCTAATTGCAGCAACGTTTTAACGTCGGTGCCGTACTTAACAATTCCGGCTACCTGATCGCGCAAGCCTTGTAGAAATCCTGCCCCGGTTTCGTCGCCTGCGTCTTTGGCGTCGGCAAACGAAAACGCGTCTTTAACGCTGTCGCTAACGTTTGTAGCAAAATCAGTAAAGGCTGTTTGTGCGTCGCCTAGTTGGGTTTTGGCATCGTCGAGCGCGGTTTTTAGATAATCCTTTAGGGCGTCGCTAGCCTCTTTAATTTTGTCGGCCATGCTCTTAGCGGCGGTACCTGTTTTGTTTAGGTCGTCGGGTAGTGGGCCTAGGCCTTTGTTTATTTCGCTTAGTTGAGGCCCAAACGGTTTGATCGTTTCCACCGTGGCTTTGGTTGCGTTCTTAAACGCTAGAAACGCACCGGCAGCAACTACCAGCCCGGCAGCAATAGCGGCAGCACCAACGCCAAGGGTTAGCGCGGTATTAGCGGCGGCAGCCGACGCAGCAAGTGACCAGTTAAGCGCGGTAGTTACAACGGTTACAGCGTTGGCAATTACTTGCGCGGCCTTAAATCCGATAAGTGCGGTGGCAATGGCAGCAATGGCAGTACCTACGGCAAGCAATGTGCCTACGTGATCTTGTGCCCAATTACCAAAACTAATGAGGTATGGCAGTACCGCTTCAACGGCTGGCAGGATAGCCAACCCGATTGCCTCGGCGGCTTCACTAAGCGCAATGTTTAACCGCTTAAATTTGCCCTCTGCGGTGTTTGCCGCCACGGCTGCCGAACCGCCAAACGTGCGCGACAACTCGGCCATAACCTCATCGAGGCTGGCACCGTCTTTAATCATTGAATACAACTGCGGCGATAATTGGCGCAACGCTTTATAATTGCCGCCATAGGCCTTGGATAGCGCGTCGCTTACTGTTGCTAGGTCGGCACCTGTACCCGCTGAAACGTCAAGCGCCAAGGTAAGCGCGTCGTTAGCGGTAGCCAAATCTTGCGTACCTAAAACAAGTGATGCCAGCGCGGGGCGTAACTGTTCATCGGCTACACCGGTAGCCATAGCCATTGCGCTAATGCTGTCCTCGGTAGACGCTATTTGTGCGTCTGTAGCACCAACGACGTTTTGCAATGTTTTTGCTAATTGGGCTTGCGCTGCGCTGTCCTCTATGGCGGCTTTAACGCTGTAGCCAGCGGCTGCGGTAAGCGCACCTAGCGCGGCAACGGCTGGCAAAAATGCTTTACCTGCAATAAACCCGGCACGTTCGGAATTGGTCTCGAGTTTCTTTAACTGGGTAATGGCTTTAGTGAACCCTGAACCGTCAAGGCTGCTAATAATCGGTATGTTAATTGCCACGATTGAACCCTAGTTTTCTGTTAGTGCGTCGGGCAACGTCATTTACCACTAACTCTACTTTGGCTTCCACGGCCTCACGGTTATTAGTTACCGCTTTGTCAATGGCTCGAGGCTGCGCGCCTGCGTCAGATTGTGCCTCAAGGTTTGTTACGAACAGGCCCTGCGTATTACGCCCGGCATGATCATAGATCGCGCCCGCTGCGTTGGCCTGTTGAATAACCATTAACTGGTATGGCTTACTGCCGTATACCACCTGCTCGTTATGGGTCACCACGCCATCGGTAGTGCGGTTGTAGTTCACGTAGCGTTCTTTGCTAGCGCGTACACCTACCTTTACCTTAAAACCTTTTTGCACCTGATCGGTACGCCATGACGTGTTACGGCCTTTAATAAGGTTGCCACGTCGCATACCGCTTAACGGTTCCCCGGTGCCTTTGCTGTTATCAAAATGAGCCACCATACTGCGGGCCTCGGCGACGATTACTTGGCCCGTGCTTTGTATGTCTTTAGTTATCTGTTTACGGTAGGCAGGGTCAAAATCGTTGAGCGCTTTTAACGCCTCTTGTATGCCATCTACTTGGGGGATAGCCGAGCGTGAGGCCATTACTTACCGCCACGTTGCTTATTTAGTATTTCAATGGTGGCGTTCATATCGTCTAACTCGAATGATATCTCACTAGGCCAAAACCCTGTTGCTACTAAAATTTCGGCAAGCGCTCTACGCACCGTGCCGCTTAGGCTTTTGGGTCTAGTTGTTCTACCACTTCAATAGACGCCAACGATGTTATAAACGCGTCAAGTGTGCCGGGTACTGTGATACCTGCAAAGCGCGTAGCCTCGTAACACAAATAGGCTAAATCCTCAATGCCTACGCCTTGGGCCATCTCTGATGCTTTGCGCTTAAATTTGCGTTCCCAACTAACGATCGTCATTAGGTTGGTCGTTACTTCGTGTGAACTGCCATCGTTAAACGTGGCTTTTAGTTGTAGTTGCATTATGTGCCTTTTCGTGTCGGGCCGTTGCCGGCTTTAATTTATACTTCGACTACTGAATAAACGCCACCGGTAAAGGTAACGCTCATGGTGCCAAGCGCACCCAATGCCATTGTGTACGGCAATGCTTCAAGGTATGCACCGGTAAGGGTCATGGTTGGGTTAGTTGCGGTTCCCGGTGACGTTGCCGATGGTGACCACGAAACGGTTACCTGCGTACCAACCAAACTCTTTAGCGTTGCGTAGGTTTCTGATGCTGCAAACGACGCGTATAGGTCAAGTTGCAAAGTTGAGTTTTCAAGGCCTGCGGTGTATACGCGGGAGTTAGTTCCAAACGCGGTGCTTTCCAACGCTTCAATAGTCCTAGTGAAAACTAAACCCTGACATTGGTCTTGCAAACTGACCGCGCCGACGGTCACATTTGGATTGCTGAGGTAAGTGGAAGTCGCCATTTTGTTTTAGTCCTTTGGTGTGTTCTTGCTATTAGTTTTAGCAGGTTTTGTGGTTTCGGTTGTGGATTGTTCTATAAACCCGCCAGCGATTAGCGCGGCAATGTTAATGCCTGCAGCCTCGGCGGCCTCGGCGTCAAACTCTGCACCGGGTACACCGACGCGGGGGCTAATGATTACGTATGCCATTGGGTTTAGTCCTAACTTGTTTGGGCTTGCATCTCTATTGTTAAATCATACGCTGGCATTTCGGCCCCGCCGATGATTGCAATAGTCGGGCGCCCGCTGGTCACGGCCACGTTTTTGCCTAGCACCAAACTGGCTAGGTGCATTAGGTTGCGTTGCGCGTCAAGGTTGCCCGGGCCAAGGGTAATAATGCGTACCGTGTAGGTCATTTGCACGATGTTGCCACCGCCACCATAAACGCTAAACGTAGGGGCATCTATGAACGCACAAGGGGGCACAAGGTTTCTAGGGTCTGTTACTACCTGTAGGCCCGTGATGCTCGTTAGCGTGGCTGCTAGATCGTCTAACGCCTCGTTAAATAGGTCGGTGTAAGCAACGGGCATTAGGCAACCGCTGGCTTAGGGATACCCAAAAGCATTTTAATTGCCGGGCTTAAACCAACTGACGCGCCAGCAGCCATGCCATCAAACGCGGCGAAATCGGTTACCGCGCCACGCTGACGGTAAAAGAAACCGCCAAGTGAAATGGTGCCAAGGGTTACCTGCCCGTTAGGTGAGGTGCTAAGGCTGTCAATGTAGCCGGCCTCTTGACGTCGAGTAAACGCAAGACTGTTGGCGGCTAACGCGCATTGGGTTAGAAATGCTGCGTCAAGTGATGACGCTGTACCGATGCCTAGCCAGTCCTCAATTTGGGTGGCTGTAATCCACGTGCAGGTTTCAGTAAATGTGATCGTGCCCGTAGACGCGGTGCGCTGTACGTCGGTACCGGTGCAAGCGTAAAGCACTTGGTTAGGTACTGGTATTTCGTAATTAAAAAGTAGGTCGCCCTCATCGTCTACGCCAATAAACAAGTATTCGGGTATATCGTAAACCGTGAACGTGCCATTAAACGGTACTGCAACGGATCCAACCGTAAAGGATCCGCCTACAACTAAATCATTAGGTGTAAGGGTTTGCAGTACCGCGTAATTGCTAAGTAACTGTTTATGTGTGACCGTGTAAGCGGCCATAACTGGCCTCTTTTCCGATTAAACGAG